GGTTGGATCTGGCTCTTATGGTACATGAGCTCGAGCTCATGTTTGAGCGTCGGTATGATCTCTGGTTTGACATCGACGTCTCTTAACTGTACACGGAAGCGTTCCTTGTTACTCTCGCAAATGGACCTTGCGGATTTCAAGGGGATGCCACGTCGGGGCTTGATGAAGTCAAGCATATTCTCGATCTCGTCGAATGTGAGTTTACGTGTCATTGGTCGTTACTCTATTTGACACGTAAACTAAGGTTAAATTCATTTTTACTCACAGAAGACCAAGAAAGGGGGGTTTGACAACCTGGGTCTCTGCGATAGCACTGGCTGACCTTGTATCCTGACGGCGTTTGATGTACGAATCTTCTATGTACAGTATAGGTTTCACGCAGTTTATAAAGAATCCACAACGTTCATCTATGAAACCGGCCGCCGTTATCCGGATCCTCAGTGACGAATCGGAGTTAGGGATAGTGCCTTCGTCTGTGTCAATATCGTTGTCGTCGTAAATCGTACCGAGTATAGATCTTGCGTATTCGTTGACCTGGACGATCGGGTCTAGTTCTTCGTCTGTATCTGTTCCTGCGTGGTATACGTTATCTTCGGCTTGTGTGGAATAAGTGGTCCACCCCCCCCAGCGATTGGGTTCAAACAGTTCTTTTGTTTTGTTTCCACGTATATTCCACAGGATGTCGAGAACACGTGCCTTGAATTCCAGCTTAGGGCTAGCGTCTGTTACGTATCTGTGAAGGTATGAGATTTCGGTATGAAGGTCGTTTATTGCCTTTTCATCATCTGGTTGCTCGACTTGGTAATTGGGTGCGAATCCTCGGTCGGGGGTGGAGAGGAGATATTCGTCTACGAACACTTTAGCCTGGTGGTATTTGAGATATATAAGGTCAGGCGAATCGTATATGATGGCGAGTGCGGCGATCGCAAATCGGGTATCTATCAACTGTGTACTCATAATCTGACCGAATCTGTTCTTCGGAAGACCTATCGTCCAGTCATCTTTATCCCTAATGGCAACCCGAAAGGGTCTCGAGAGATCAATGGGGAAGGGTAACGAAGAACCACCCATTACTCCGCTCCCGGAGAACTGACGCTTTGCGGGACTTTGTTGGATCTCTTCAGTCATGGTCTCTTCAGTCATGGTCTCCGAGCCTCCGTATTGATCTTCTCGTGGTCGTTTGGGTGCGAATCCTTGGTCTGGGGTTTGGACTATCTCCATCCACTGGCCAGTCAGATATTGGTATATGACATCTACTACACCGCCGTATTCTTGAAGAATCTCAGGGCATCTTATGATACAGCCTATTGTGAATTGTCCCGCATAGGTAGTGGAGATAGTCGAAATGTGATTGTTCGTTTGAGTCCATGCGAATCGAAGTTCTTTCAGGTTGCTCGGAGCGCTATTGCGTTTACTAGGCCATAACCAACTTGTCGAAGGTGTAGTTGGTATAGGCGCCAAGAACTGATTCTGCGAGATGAATTCCTTTGCATCTGTGATGAGTTTGCCAATAGTACTTTCTTTGAGTCTGAATTCCGTGAGTTGTTTTCTCATTCGGTTGTAATCTTCGTCATTTACCAGATCAACGGGGATGACGATTTCCCTATTGATGATTGTTTTAGTATCCTCTATATCTTGTTTGAATCTATCCAGAGCCATACACGTGATCGTTGCGGCCGATATATTCTCTACGTATTTAATGAAGTCCTTTTCCGGTGACTTTTTGAGTAGATCAGAGAATTCGGCGAATTTAACTTGTATGTCTGCTATGGTCTTGTCAGCATTGAATATCTCCTCGTTAGTCGATTGGTCCTCGTTATAAGCTTCGACCTCAGCTATTAATTCTGTCTTGGCCTCATCGGATATTTCTATTAATTCATTATTAATATATAGAATGTTATGAAGTTTGTTTTTAGGATTTCCCGATTTGATATGTAGTACCATGGGGGCTCCGTAAGATAAGGCGGCAACGACAGCTATCCGGTCCTTAGTAACGAATAGGTGTTTACCGTTACTAGTATCCGAGACTATATCACCATTCGTGTCTGTGTACAAGTACGGAATAGCGTGATCACATGTGACCTCTGCTTGTGACTGATCCCCGAACCGCTTGGCGATCATGTGAGCTTTCCGACCTTCTTCCGGCTTTTTCAGGGTGGTCAATTTACTGAGGACGTCCATTATCTTGGTTGACATGTAGGTTCTGTTCTTGATAGCAGCCGACGTGTTGTCGAATACTGCATACGATCCATCTGCGATCTTCGTGAAGAAGTTGACCTTATAAGACGTTGGATCGGAGGTATTTCCAGTCATCGTCAGCCATACGTCGTTCCTCACCACTAGCTTCTGTTTCGAGTCGGTTATAGGTTTCGTTGAAGCGAAGTCATCAGGGATAAGAGGATATTTGAATACCTTCTTATATTCATAGTCTATTTCCTGTGACGGGTCTGTTCTCATATCATACCATCCGTAGTCGACATTCTGGAAGACATCTGGTCTGGTGGTAGGTGACATCTTACCAGCTGGGTCGAATATCGTCTGAGCGGTCTGGAGGTAGCACCAGAACGGGCGACCTCCTTCCTCGCCCTTTGTTTTTATCTGCTCCACGAACGCCGTCGAGTGGATGTCGTCGATTATATATACCCTAGTAGCTCTCGTGAAATACTGGATGGCTAGCTGAAGGATTGGAACGACGGCTTGAGTAGCCGCCTTCTTCTTCCCCTCCCCCTTATTCTTAACGAACTTATTGCGAGCCTTTGTGATGTTTCTGTTCAAGGACGACATACTATCATCCCATCCCATAGCACCGAGATCAACAGCCGTGTATTGGTTCCCTTTTATTTTGGAGAAATATCCGTCTGTCTCGAATGCCGTCGGTTCGGTGTGCTTGTTGTCGAACCTTGTTCCGTTACCCACTAACATCTCGAGTTCGCCATTAACCTCCGAGATCCGCCCATTGAACTGTTTACTAGATTTTAGTAAGAATTTTAATAATTTGTCCTCGGCATACGATTTTGCGCCTGCTCCACATTTAGGGAGAGTACCCATTAGACTTTTTAGAGTTGTCGTAGTGGGTGTTCCGAAGTCGTGAGAGTAATCAGATACAGCGGTGTCACTACCTTCTTCACACGTTAGTACAGGGGCAAATTTGGCTGTCCACTTCAGTCGAGACTCTGTGGCTAAATGGTCAGATCTAAGATCATATAGATGGTCGATCACCTCCTTTCTTTCTGTAAGAAGCATGGACGTGTCTTCGAATACCTGCTTTTGTATCCCCGGAATAATGTTCATTTATAATATATTATTTACTTTTAAAAATCATTTGAATTTTAAATAGTAATAGGTTGGTTGGTTAGAGGATGGGGAAGCCAAGAGCACCGCCAGTGACACGGATGACGTTGTGGTTGATGCCGTTGACGACAAGCTCCCATGATCCAGTAAGGCCAGCGATGGAGGCAGGGATGATGGAGATGTTGGTGAGCATGCCGAAGTTGGTGGAACCGCATGGGTCAACCTTCATCAGATCCAGGGCGTATGAGTAAAGGTGCATGCCGGCCTCATCAGTGGGGATGGACTGGGCGTGGTGGTAAGGCTGCATGTGGGTGAAGTACTCACTGGGGATGGATCCAAGACGGGTGGTGTTCTCGTAGAGGAGGGTGACGTTGTCGATGGGGGACTTGCGGTCGAAGGAACCGGCGGCCTCAGCGGCGAAGTCACGGCTGTAGTACCTGGAGAGAAGATCTCCACCGGCACCGTTGATGAAACCAGCACCGGCAGTGTAGGCGGTGGTGTCACGGGCAGTCTGGCGAAGACCGAACATGAGCGCCTTGATGCCGTGGGAGAAACGGATGTCGTACTGGGAGGTTCCACCAACGGAGTAGCTGGTGATAGGGGCGGCCTGCATTTGCTCGATGGCAATGTCCCTGGTGGTCTGGCCCATAAGAGCACGCTCCTCGTTGGTGACAACAGCGTAGTTGGCCCAGACACGAGCCTTGAGGAGGGAGAGGGTGGCAGGGGCGGTGAAGGTGGTAGGGTTGGAAGCAGCAACCTCAACATCGTTGGCGGTGTTGAAGGCCGTGAGGAGCTCGGCGGCAGTGCGCATGGTGAAGTTGATGCGCATGTCGTTGTAGGGAAGGGCAGCAGTGGGGAGGGCGACTCCGGACTCCCTGGAGAAGAAGAAGGGGAGGGGAAGCTGAAGGCGGTGGGAGACGGAAGCGTCAAGCCCGTGAAGGAAGACGGCATCCTGTCCGTTGGCAGCGGCGGTCTTGACACCGGCACCGATCATCGCGTCGTATCCAGCCTTCTTGGAGGCAGGGACACTGAAGGCGGACCAGAAATCGAGCTGGGTGGACTCGATCTTCATGGCAACAAGGTCGTTGAAGGTGATGGTGACCTCCTTGACAAGGTTGTGCATCAGGTTCTTGACCCAGAAGTTCTTGTGGTCAGCGGCGGCGGTGACGACAGGGGTCGTGACCTCCAGCCAGGTGGAGAGAAGGTAATCAGCGGCACGGGAGACAGTCACAGACCAGGTGTTTCCGAAATCGGCAGTGCCGGAAGCGGAAGCGAGCACGACAGGGACCTGGGAGAACCAAGTGGACTTGATGTGCTGACGGACGAAGTAAGTGACAGCATCCTCTCCACCGTAAAGGTAGGTCTCGAGGGTGTCAAGGGTGGCAAGATCGACGAAGGCCGAAGTAACGTTAGATGTATACGAAGACATTTTTATTATAGTCAAGAAAACTTTTTTAAATAATGAATTGAAAAAACACCCATAAAAATCATTCTGTTTTAAGCATATGATATCAACCGAGAAATGAATAAGGAAGTCGATATACTCGTGATTGACGCTCGTATAAGGAAAGAGCTATCTACTACGAACGAAGTAGTGTTGAAGAAACGCCGAAATACATTGGTCGGACATCTGAGAGTCTGTTCTGGAAATGTCGGTATCGTGGATAAGATAACCGCAGAAGTTGAGAAATTAGATAAGCTTATAAAGGATGTAGACGAGGGGCATACACTTGCCTTTTATATCTCTGATACGATTCAGTTGATAGATAAGTACCGCAACCTATTGAAAGTACCCAAGCGTATGAGCTTCATGGGTAAGGTCTGTGAACCCACTGATACGAATAAACACGAGCTGGTGAACAAGTACCTCTCGATAAGCTCTAAATATTCCGATGTTCTAGATGAGAAGATTGAAATCGATATGAAATGTATGAACTGTGGTTCCGTGCTTGAGTGTGAGATTCTGGACGATTGTTCCTATATCTGCGGTCATTGTTCGTCTGATCAAGGATCTATGGTTTCCGTCTCTTCGTTCACCGATTCCGAACGAGTCAATATATCGTCCAAGTACTCATATGACAGAAGAACTCATTTCAGAGAATGCATAGGGCAATATCAGGGAACGCAGAATGTGACGATCCCACCGGACATATATGAAACCCTCGATAAGTGTTTCAAGTTCCATTCTCTCCTCGACGGAACTCCTGATACACCTCGATTGGAGCGCTATGCGAGAGTCACCAAGAGCGTGATCCTCCGTTTCCTCAAGGAGCAGAGCGTGACCAAGCAATACGAGAATATCAATCTCATACACTCGGTGGTGACGGGAAAAACCCTCCCTGACATCTCGTCGATTATCGACCCTATGATGGAGGATTTTGACGTCTTGAGTGAAATCTACGACAGGAAATATGCAGACAGTACGAGGAAGAACTTCATCAATACTCAGTACGTATTGTTCCAGCTCCTCCGTCGCAACGGTCACGACTGTGACAAGGATGATTTCTCCAATCTGAAGACGGTCGACCGGAAGTTCTTTCACGAGGAAATCCTCAAAAAGGTATTCTTTGATTTGGGTTGGAACTATGTTTCTATATTCTAAAATATTTACAGGAATAAATAATATGTTTGATTGGGTAATGAAGGAATGTAAAAACAAAGCATTTGAGATAATGGTGATTGGATCACTGTTGTTAATAATCGGAGTTTGTGTCTATCAGATGATGTTTGGTTCCGGCGAACATGGAACGTACACGAACAAGAAGTACTGGGAGCTTCTCCCGATTAGAGAGCACGAGATCGTGAATACCGAGACGGTTCAACAAGGTAATGATAGCAAAGGCGAGGTTGAGTGTCGCCGGGTTCTTCAGCTCATCTTCAACAAACCCTTCAACAAGGATCGTCCATCGTTCCTGAACAACCCCGTGACCGGAGGAAGACACAATCTAGAGCTCGACTGCGTGGACCATGACCTCAAGATCGCATGTGAATATAACGGAGCCCAGCACTACAAGTACATCCCTTACTTCCATCGAAACAAGGAGCATTTCCAGACCCAGAAATACCGTGACGATATGAAGAGGCGCCTATGTAAAGAAGAGGGTTACGCACTCATCGAGGTTCCGTACACGACCAAGATAAAAGATATAGAAAACTTCATACGTACGGAACTCAGTAAAGCTAGATTAATATAATACTTAGTAATAAATGAGTGACGTATATATATTTGGAGCCGGACCAACCGGTCTTACACTTGCGTGGATATATGGAAGTAGCGGTAGGAAGGTGACGGTCATAGAGAAGTATAATAAGGTTGGTGGTAGCTGGGCCACCAAGTGGAGTCCGGACGGGTTGTTCACTCAGCATAGCCCTCAAATCTTGAGCACTGCTTACGTGAACACATTTGCATTGTTTGAAGAGATGCGTATCGACAAGAATCGCTTCCTCCAACCTTTCGAATCTAGTTGGAGTGACATGGATGTAGAGATCACCGACTATCTGGTTTTGGGAGCGGCCTACATGGATCATCTCGTTCGCTCTCTCGATGATGTGACTGTCGCCGAATATTTCAAAGGTTCACTATCTGAGAAGGGGGAAAGTGCGATAGAAGGGTTGTGTTATCTCCTAGACGGAGTCCCTCCTTCTATACTCACGGTCGGTGAGCTTTTCGGTACATTCGACCAGACGGCATTCTACTCGACTCTTGAGATGTCCAAGGCCAGCGACGACACCTCCGGTATGGGTACTCTATGGCAGGCTGCTCTCGAGAAGGTTGGCGTCGAGTTTCGTTTCGAAGAAGAGCTCAAAAATATAGAACATGTGGAGGATGGTTCATTCAAGGTTACTACTTCGAAGGGATCCATGTTGGTGTCCTATCCTAACGAGCTCATATTATCTATCGACCCATCTGGTTTGGTAGGCGTACTTGACAGATCTCCTACATTGAAGGATAACTGGGGTGTCAATCAACGTGAGCATCTCACAAAGGGTATATATCATTCGTTATCCATCCAGTTCCATCTCGATGGCAGCGGCTTCTCCGTGACGCCCGACACGGCCAAGGGGATGTCCACGAAATGGGGCATTATATGTGTGGAAGTTCCCTCTACTGTGAGCGGAGCGTACGGAACAACCTTATCCTCTACTATCTTGAATCTTGATCACGTGAAGGGGTTAGATGTAGAAGGTGTCGAGAAGGAGGCGTGGAGGCAGATTCGTCTTGCGAATCCTAACTTACCCGAACAACCTGACAAGGTAACCATAGGCGAGGGTACTACATGGAGCGAAGCTGGAGGGTGGGAGTTCGACATGTCAGCGTCTGTTCACACGACCTTGGGTCATTTCCCATCTCGTGGAGTTATTCCATGCATAAGCATCGTTGGGCCTATTAACAAGAGACGATTCAGAGCAACTACCATGGAGGCGGCTGTAGAGTCCGCCAAGCTTCACACGTGTCAGTCGATCAACCACTCGTTCACGATAAGCGCTCTGATCGCATTACTCATCCTCATAGCATTCGCAATTTTGCTTCGATGTTGTTGGTATTAGATTTTTACGGAACTTAACTTTTAGATTTTTATAAATCTGTTACAATATCTGGATAGGGATTGTAAATGAATTTGTCTTAACATGCGACTATTACAGAAGACAATGATACAACATACAAAACAAAGAAAATATCCGAAAGTGTCCATTGATACCCCGTGTCAAAATCGCCAAGTACGTACTTAACTATCAAGAGCGAGATCAACGGGATCATATATTGTTTATTAAAATTAGAACGATTTGGAATATCCTTTAGGATCAGAGAGATTAGTATCGTGAGTATTGTGTGATTATGCATATTTATTGATTAAACATAAAATGAAATATTTTTTGAATGTATATTGAAACAAAATAGGAAATTATAAAACAAAAAGTTTTTATAATCTGAAGTAACTCACCATAAGATCTTCCGTGACCAGTAGTTTTTACTGTTCTTGTTGCTGGCAGTGAGATTTCCGTACTTATCTGTGATACCACCACTCCTTCTCAGGTAGTTCGTTCGGCGTTGCTTATCCTTATGTTGAGTATAATCCTGCATACTGGCATCTCCGAAGTGGATCAATTTCGTGTTTCCGTTCGGACCTTCAACATACACCATTCCTTTCTTAGCAGGTAGATGACTCTTAACCGGTACATATCTCTTACGTTCATCGTACCACGACTGCGTGGGTTTTTTGAGACTGTTGGGCATTTACTATATCTAGTTAAAAAAAATATATTATATAATAAATGTTCGCCATAAAGGATAATGTATATTCCACTTTGTGTCTGTCTTTTTCTTTATCCTTACTATTCATATTGTTAACGTCGCCCTACACTTTCAGGTACTCTCAACGAGTCGTATATAAATCGACCGGGGTGGCGATAGCAGATGATGAAGGTAAGGCATATGCATCCGGTGTGCTACTACATTCACTCCTCTTCTTTATATTCTCGATGTCCATCATCAGTAGCGACTATATAATGTTGGCTCTGAACATCTTTGCAGTTATGATGGTGGTTCTATACTTGTAATATTTCATATTGAATGTGAAATATTTAGAATGTAGGGATAGAAGGATTCGAGTTGGCAGCGAAGTCACGGAGGTTCGGCTTGACATGCCTGATCTTGTACTCGTCCTTGTTCGTATCAAGCGACTGCTTGATCTTACGCACGGGTGCTTCAACCTCGACCTTGGGTCTGTTGGGTGTCAGTCTAATGTAAGAATCGATGATCCCGTGACCTACGTCGTTCTTCGTAGTGGACTTGACAGCATACTGATCACGGACGCTGCTCTTGGACTCGAGGATGGGAATGAGATGCTCCTTCTCGTACACGGGTAAGAAGTCCTTACCAGACACGCCTGCGATCTTGATCTTAGACTCGAGCTGTTTGAGGTCGTGATGCTGCTTGTACTTAGGGAGCATCTTGACTCCACTGTGAGCATCAACTGAGATACTCTTTAAGATATTCTGAGTGACTTCGGTCGGTTGATACTTCTCGAACCTGCCCTGAGTATCTTTTCCAGATTCGGCTGCGACAGATACCCTGGAAGTGATGGTGGCGTTAGTATCCTCGCCGAAACTGGTTCCTCCTCCGTACTGTCCAAGCGTCGTGTAGACCGCCGTCGGCTTGACCGTAACCTTCAAGACATTCTTTGTCACTGTTCCGGCCGCTAGTGTATCTCCTCTTTGGAACTTGTTGGTAGGTGCGAAAACCGAAGCGTCGATGGAAGCCTGTTGGCGGTCACGGGACCCTGCAATCTTGACCTGCTGACCTCCACGCCTTCCACCGGCGTTCCTCACGAGCGCCTCTCGGTTCTCCGACCCCCTCATTGCATCCGATACCTGTGACTCAAATTGACCACCCCATGCCTTACCAGCCGCACCACCACCGATGGCATGGGCGTTCCTTCTCATCATACCTTTCCCACCCACTGTTGTAAGAGCAACACGATCAGAAGCTCTTAGGTTACCCTCTGCCCGGATTAAAGATCCGTATCCACGATTCCCTTCCGTTCGTGTGAAATGCTCCTGTTGCTGATCCATGATAGACCTGTATGCCTTATCAGTCGTTATCTTCTCTTTTGTCATGTAACTGCGGTCAACACGCTTAATAGTACGATCTCCTTTGCCTGAAGCCTGACCTCCAATACCGGACCCCATTATAGCCTTGGGTTTTTTACGTAATGCCGATATACTGAATTGATCCATCTTTATTCAGTCTACAGAAAACTTTAATTTCGTATTATTTAAAAGATAGTATGGGGTATATAAACATGAAACTATCAGAAAAGCTAACAAACGTCGATGATTACGCGGAAGTTGCCATGGCGGGGTTAAGTGATATGGAGAAACACAGGTTCCTCTCGGCTAGTGGCAAGGATCAGAGTGATGCCCCGGATGAGGTGAGGGCCTTCGTGACGAGACAGATGGATGACGGAATTCATCCGTCGTTCCTAAGCGATGGAGAGAGCATGGTAATGGAGTCGAACTATGGTAAGGAATGGTATAAGAAATGGGGATATGTAGAGGGGGATCTGACTGAAATTGTAACGGTCGATAGGTACGCCAACCTCGACAAGGACGAACCTAAGCTATGCGGTCCCGATCTAGTTTAGGTGTAATATACCTCACTGCATCCATCAATACAAAGAGTGGAGTCTTGATCAATTCAAAGACCTTCTCGATGAAGGTGATATGGGTATCCATTCTGGAAGCGGAGGCCTTCAGTTCTCGTAACTCGGTCTTTATACTTCTAAGCTCTTCTATAATATCTTGGTTCGAAGACATTTTATATTTCCGTTTGATTTTTTTATATAGTCTATATAAAAATGATAGGACCAAATTTCATGTTGGTTATAAGGGTACTTGCGTACCTTGTATCTACATTCTCCATATATCAAGAGATAGGCAATCACGAGTATATCCGCACAGAGTTCGGTATACTCTTACTTCTATTATCGGCTATCGTGTTAGCTGGTATCTTCCTAACTCTATCGAAAGACGACAAGTCTATATGTCATGCCTCTGAATAACTTCTTATTTTTTATAAATAAGAACCTAACTCTGTTTACTCATCGTCTTCGTAGACCTTCTTGGCCGGAGGCTTC